CTACTCTTTCCAGCTCTTCACCCCTTTTTCCACCGTACGCCCAACCACATAACCGCCGACGCCGAGTTTTAGGAGATCCCACATATCGGGGGGGATATCCGCCGCCGGGGTGTTGAAGATCGGCACGATGATGTAATTGTTGGCGATGATGATGCCGAACATCACCATCAGCAGCGGTCGCCAGTTGCGTTGCAGCCAGCTTTCGCCCTGCGCCTCGGCGACGATGATGCTCGCCGCCGCTTCCAGTTCCTTCAGGTTGCCGGACAGTGCCTGTTCGCTCAGGCGCGATTTGATGAGGCTGGCCTGGTCTTTGTCTTCGACCGTCTTGTCGATAACACCCAAAAGGCCTGTCAACAGCGGGCCGATGATGGCGGGGAACATCGCATTCTCCTTTGTCTATTCAACGTCATTGTAGAAAAGGTGCCGACCGATCTCTGCCGAGGCTGGACGCCCTCGTGACCATGGCGGATTGGCATCTTGGGTGTGATAGTGCATCGCGCCCCGTGTGGGATCTTGCAAGCAACCCGAAACCGCGCGCCGTGCAATGCGCAGGCAAACGTCAAACACCCGGTGGCCCGGCTCAACATTCTCGATTTTGGGGCGATTGGGGTCGTTTTCATTCCAACAGGAAAATTGCCAGGGCTTTAGGCACACCTGTTCCACCGTTTCGCCCCACCAATACCCGCCACGCTTTTTTGCTCGCGCCACACGATTCAAGATCACGCAGGCGACAGCTTCCTTGCCGCGCACGCTTTCGCCACGGGCCTCGCCATAGATTGTGCGCGCCAAAACATCGACGTCCCGTTTACGCTTGGTTTCAGATGTGATCATTTCACACCTCCCGCACGCTCAGTACGGGTGAGGTCGAGCTTTTCTTCGATACGGATCAAATGCCCGGTTAGGCGTTCTTCAACATCACGCAAATAAGAAATTGAGACATAGCTTTTCGCCACATCAAGCTTATAGGCGTCGAGATTCTGACGCAGACGCGCAAGGCCGACATCGGCTGCATGACGCACTTGATCTATCTCTTCTTGGGCCGCACGGTAATTCCGCCATCCGATCCAAAACAATCCCGCCAGGGCGGGTAATTCTACGGCCGATATCCACCATATGATATTCAAGCCCGATGCTATTTGCATGAGGATTTCCTTTATGTGTTGAGTTGGCAAAACAAAAACCCCCGTGTGAACGGGGGCTAATGCGTAGGTATTCGGCCTCAAAGATCGAACGTTGTTTTGGCCGTAAAGGCCTGTCCGCCCCCCGACCACTGCTTGCGTCGCGAGGGCGGTTGAGCGTTCGGGTTCCGCGGTAGGCGCACAGGTTCAGACAGCAAGCACCCAGAAACCGCATCAAGGCCATCGTCGGATGCCTTGGACGCTGGGCGCCATTCGCGCATTTCCGTGATAAACGGCGTTGCCTGCACGCTTTCGTGCACATAAATGCGCCCTGCCGCCAAGGGGGCATCGAAGGCTTCGAGGATGCGACGGTCTTTGGCCACACTGGAATACTTTTCCAGGACCGCACACACGACACCCTGATTTTCCAATTCCCGGCGTAACAGGCCCGGCAGGAATTTACCGATGCCGTTGGTTTCCAATGTCAGCGATGGTAGATGCAGATCATGAACGAACGCCACCGCCACGCGGCACAGCTGTTCAGCTTCCGACACCTGATCGGTAAGCTTGGGGTCGTGGGTCATATACTTGATGCGGTGCAACCAATAGCGTCCGTCTTCGGATGTATATACACACGCGACCACGGAGCTGTCGCCACGTTCGGGAGCGCCAAAGCTTGGGTCCCACCACGCACTGGCGGACACCAGTTTCTGACCGCCAAGGCTGAGGACTGCTTCGCTGTTCATTTCCGCATAGATCAACTCGTCATCGTAAGGAACCAAAAGGTCTACATCCAGACGCCCTTCCGCGATATCAACGGCTTCCAACAACATTTGGCTGCGAAACTTATTTGGCCCCGTGCGACGACGAATGGAGTCTATTTTTTTGGCTGAAAAGCGTTCCGGCCACCGCGAAATTCCATGGGCGTCATAGATCGGAATTTCCAAGCGCTTGAATCCTGCCAGATATGGCAGGTCCTCACCCACATCACGGCGCGGAGACTTGGCGTAAATGGTGTAGAACGTATGCGGTGTACCGACATAAAGCTGCAAACCGCCCGGAACCAGAACATAATCGATTTCGTCAAGACGCTCGCGCAAGTCTTCCCGCTTTTGCGATGTATCCGAGGTGTTGGGTACTTCGACATCGTCACAAATCACCACATCGGCACGCGACCCCGTGATATTTGCGACGATGCCCTTGGCCAGCATGGACGGATCACGCAGTTCGCTTACCCGGTTGACGGTAAACTGATCCGATGCCCATTGATCACGGTTTTTGGGTTTAAGGTCCGCACAAACAGGATGGCGTTCTATGATGCGTTTGACGTTGCGGGTCATCTTGCGCGCCAACGACAAATCCGCGGCTAGAACCATGATCCGCAAACTAGGATCGATCGCCAAAAGCCAGGCACAAAAAAGGCCGACCAAAGTCGACTTGCCGGAATTGCGAAAAGCCATCAGCAGCAATTCGCCATCTCTGTCTTGCCAGCTGTTTTCCAGCCAAGCGGTGATCTCCTTATGGTGAGTGGGGGTGGTGAGGTTTTGATCTTTGTTCCATGTGGCGACAAAATCAGCGAAGGTTGGGGGTGATCTCTCGTTCATTCTCACACCCGCTCAACTTGCGGTGAACGACATGGTCGGTCTCCTTGTTTATTTCAATGAAGCTTCATCGGGCTGTATTTTCGGTGGGGCCGCTGGGCTGACCGATCATCATATATAAGTTGGTCCCTGTAAAAGACGATGGATGAACAGTTCCGTCGCGCCCCTTCATCCCCATCGATGTGAAATCGAGACGGTTATAGAGGCTTGTCTCTGCTGCGGAACTCTCCGCAAAGACTGTCTCTTTGACAGGGTTCCCCCGTGACCGAGAGGCATCCCAGATATTCCAGTTCGCAACGGTGTCGGCCTTATGCAACATCCAGACAGGGCTGATGTTTTCGTTGAGAAAGGGGCCATCGCTGGAGGCGTTGCCAAGGTATGAACCAATTTTGATGCCGTCACATGGGGCAAAAATATAAGCAACATACGTCGATGTATTCTGGTTCATGCCCGTGCTTGTGCCGAGTGTTATCAGCGTTGAAGTCGGTTCTGTATTGTTCCAGTACCCCACATTGGCGATAGCTGCGACACCGGTATTGAATTGCGTGGATTTTGTTGCGCCGATGGCGGAATGATACGTCTGCCAATAGTCTACAGCGTCACTAAGTTTCTTAATAATAATGAACCCCGGCTTGACCCCAAGCGAATGGGGAAGGCTCGCACCCGCAACACCGTTGCCGGTATAAGTCACAACAGACATCTTGAACATGGCGCTGTCGTTATATATTTCACCCGAAGGCGTGACCGTCTCGCCAAAGCCCCACGTCGAGGCGGTCTTGGGCAGGGAGGCTCCGAATGTAATGTAGTTTTGCCCCAACGCATTATAAATTGCATTTGCTGTGTATATACGAAATTGATCGAGTACCCCGGCTGAACCAAATCCGTCCGAGGCAAACCCGGCTGGCCCTGATTGAGCGGCGGTGAGATTCGACGCCAACGCATTTGTGACGCCCCTTAACTCATCATGTATATAGTGGTCAGCAATCGCTGACCTATTCTTCCCCCATACAAAATTAGGTTGAAATGTGCCGCCCCATACAATATCCGTTCGTTGTGTAGCTGCACCGTTTCCAACATATTTTAATGCCCTAAAATGATTATCAATACTGTCTGTAATTTTAGGTAGGTTGTCGGTGCAAATAGACTTGTGCCCTGTCGGCGCTGCATACACCCAATCACTTTCCGCGAAGGCGACTACCGCAACAGACGGGGCACCATAAAGACCAGAACACGTAAGGTAAGAACCTGCGGCAATTGGAATTGCACCTTGGCTGACATTGTTTTTGTAAAACGTAATCGTAAGGGCGTTAAAATCAACGGCAGTCCCAATAACATCAGCCGTTGTGTAACTGGCCCCGTATGCTGAGTTGACGTTATTGACAGTTTTTTGTCCATCGGATTTGTAGAAATAGCCGTATAAAACTGCATTGGCGGCAGTCCGCCATATACCATCATTGGGCGTAATACCAGCAGCCCACCCCCCACTCCCTACATTTGAGATGAGTGTTTCCCAGTACCATTTACCCGCATTTAAGAGGATAGACCCGCGTGCCTCTTCAACAGCGACCGTGCTGCTCGTCGTAGAGGTGCGGTTTCCGTTCGATAACGAATGGTATGTTGCGGCACCGTCCAGCGGATTAAACACGTCGTAGACATTCGTCGGCGTAGACGTGACTTGCGACAGACCCGTTGCCGATGTGGCCCAGTGATTGCCGTTGCCACTTATATCGGCCCCCAGATCAGCGCCAAGGGTACCAACGCCCGCAATTGCAAAATCGAGATGAAACCCGTTTGCGCCATAGGTGCCCAAATATTTCTTCGCAACCCAATTGCCCGTTGTAATGTCGAACTTACCAAAATCTGATGGCGTTAACGCCTGTCCATCGACAATAATGGTCTCGGCCAAAGGTCCACTATAATATTGAGTGGCGATTGTTGAGTTCCCGAGGTAATGCAACGCGGTAGAGTTCATATTTGTAGTGGCGTTCAATACTGGGTATGCGGTGCTGGTGAACGCCGTCACTTGAGTGCCGTTTACATACAGCTTCACTCTGTCGGATGCGATAGCTTGGGTCGTGTCAACTGCCAAAACGATATGGTAATAGGCGCTCCTATCTCTAAAGACATTTCCGACTTCTAAAACAGAAGCCCCGCCAAACCCAAGCGTCATCGTTTCGTTCAAGTTGAACCGAAAATAATCATATGTCACGGTGTTGACCCAGAATAAGTCCTGGTAAACCCCAAAATTCGACGGTGATACCCAACTAGAGTATGTCCACGTTTGTTGATTTCCGGCCACACCCGGAGTCCGCGATAAGTAACCCGTTGAGCCATCGAACAAAGCGGCATATTTGATGCCATATGATTTCATAGAAGCAATAAGGTTTGGTGCGAGAAGCATACCCATTATGAAAGTTTCCCTGCCAAAGTGAAACGCGCGCCACCGCCCGCAACTGTCGTGCCCGTCTGCGTGCATTTAAACGTCAACCGGTCACCCGCTATAATCACTGTAAAATCGTTACTTGGTGGGGTGCCTATGTTGGCTCCACTTGCCACTTGTGGCTTGGCCGAAAAGACGCTCGTACCGTTCTTTTCAACATCAAAAATCGCAGCGGCACCTACAGGCGCAATGTCCATGTAGAGCTGTGCGCTGGTGATTGTGAAGGTGCGTGGTGCGACCAACTCACCATAGCTCTGCACGGCGATATCTTCGGCCACCATGGTGCTACCGAACCCGGCCGCAAAGGCAATATCGAATGGCCTGGCGCTGTCATGCAGATCCACCACGTTCACAGGTGCGGTGAGCCCCACACCAGCTGCAAACCATGTGTTGGGTAAAGCCGTGGTATCGAGTGTCAGAACCGATTGTCCATACGGGACGAAAAACTGCCATGTCACAGCGCCATTGATGGTGTCTGTACCGCTCACATTTACGATCACGGCGTTGCTGTCTGCGGATATCTTTGCTAACGCAATGCGGAAGCCATCCGCTTCAACAACCCCTTGCGGCAAAGTCACTGTGACCGGTCCACCGGATGTGTCGATAAGAAATTGCTTTCCATCCTCCGTAAGCGACACAGCAAAGTCGGCCAACTTAGTTTCATTGGTCGCATACATATTGCTGGCGGCAGCCGTTTGCGCCGTCGTCGCGCTACTTGCAGCACTAACTTGTGACGCTGCAGCCTCCGTTGCACTCAGCGCTGCACTTGTGGCGTTGACCTGTGCCGTGGAAATTTGCTCGATGCTCGGCCCATTGACCAAACCAGACGCTGTCCCGTTCCAGACAATGGCGGTGTTCGCCGATGGTGATGGCAACACCGTGTCCACACTCGCTGATTCAGTGATCGCCATCTGAACTGAGCGAGCCTGGTCATCAGAGACCTGTTGCAAAGCCGCCGTCAGGTAATCAAGTTCGTCATTGATCACCTGGGAACGGAAGGCACCGGATTCCTGAAAATCACTGGTGCGCTGAATGGCCAAACGGCGGGCAAGCGTCACGGTAACGCCGCTTAGCGGCGGGACATCAAAATCAACCGTACCGCCCGTACTATTTCCTGCACCAACGACCGTATAACCAACACTTTGTTTGACCGCCTCGACATAGACCTCCATATCCACAACTTCGAATATGGGAAAGGGATATATGAATTGAACTTGCACACCGTCAGCCGTGTACTGAATACGCGGGCTCACGTCGCCAATTTGAATATGAGATGCCATGGATTTCTCCTTTTAGAACTGCCTATGAAGAACCAGGATCAATCCCAGTCCTTGAGTTTCTGCAAACTGCCGCTGTCCCCGAATAAATAGTCGGCGGACGTTTTCCCGCTTTCCTTACCTGGGCTGAGGAAGCTCGCCTGATTTTGAGAAAAGCTGTTTTGAACGCTGGCCACTTTTGCACCGTACGCAGAAGCCTGATTGTCAAGCTCCTGCGTGGTCTTTGCCTGCAAACCATTTAAAACCGCCCCAGAGGACCCATCGGCAGGGCTAACCCCGCCAGATGCAAATTTTGCACGCTGTGTCGCTGAGGCCTTGGCAAGTGCATCTTGGCGTTCTTTCGCATCGACGGACTGCTGGCGTGCGAGTTCATCCACACGCATTTGATAGCCCGAAGCTGCACCGTTATCGGCTTTGCCTTTCGAACTCATTTGAGACTTCAGTAAGCTCGCGCCCCCTAGCGCAAGGGTGGTCGTACCGCCCATGTCGGTTCTCCTTGATATGAAATGTGAAAAGTGGCTCAGCCGTTCAGGCTGATTTCGCTCGCGACAGAGAGCAATACAAAGGGTAGCGGTGTATCTTGTTCGATCCGCCACAACGGCGCGATGCCCCCCTGTCGCCAACCGAATGCCCGCACGGTCTTGTCCCCAGTAAACGGGGCAATGACTTGGTCCAGGACACCTTGGCCAAACCGCTTGAAGGGAACATCCTGAAAGCCACCGCCCACATCAAGGCGTAATGACGCGGTATCGCGCACCCGGAACGTAAACGAGATGGGGCGGATGTGCCCCCCCTGCGTTCCGCCCTTGACCGATGCGACGGTGGGTGGCAGAGGTTCGATAACGTGGGCATAAGCCAAGCCAACCTCAACAGCCGAGACGGGAGCCGCCAGTGTGATCGCCCCCCCTGTCACAACATATTCACCCAGAGGCACACCATCGCCCACCACTTTGACGGTTTTTCCCTCAAGGTGATCGAGGTTGCTCCATGTTGTTTTCGGCACAACGTCAGTACCCTTGAGACCGGAGTCAACGTTGAACGTGGCATCGAACACTTCTATAAAATATTTATCCGGGGCGCGCTTGACCAAAACGTAGACTTCCGTGTCCACCAACGCGACGGACAAGAACACCCCGTCGGTCACTTGCCGTGACCAAGCGGTCACTTTTTCGCGGCGGAACAAGGTGAGCGATGCGATAACGCCATCAGACATCACAATGTGCAGGTGACGCCGGGTTTTATCATAATCCTGGTCCAGCGGAGTGTTGACCATATGACGTGCCAGCAAGGCCAGGTCCCCGGCTTGATATGCCTGTTCCAAATCCGTGAACAAAAACTCTCGCAACTCATCCCCCGCACGCGACACAAACAGCGTTGCGCCATCCACATCGCATGGCGAAACCGTGCGGTTCAAGGGTGATCCGACGCGGGTCTGGCGGTGCAATTGAATCAAGCTTGGCGTCAACGGATCACCGGATACCGTCCATTCCGCACCGGACGTAAACACCTGCAAATGCCGCCCGGAAAACAGTGCCCGGATGGCGTTGACCTGATCTGACAAAATAGCGAATTCAATCGCTTCGTCATCTAGGCCAGTGCCGAGGTCAAAGTTATATATATCAGCCGATTTCGACATCCACAGCCGATTCGGCAAATCTCGCGAACCACCAAAGACCAGACGATCTTGATGAAAACACACCGCCACCGGCCAGCCACGAACATCTGAAAATGCCTGTTCTTCCCAATCTTTAGTCGCTGCAGTGGTGGTCAATGTCGCCTTAACCACAGCCGTGACATGGGTGGCATCCGTGAACACCGTCACCTCGACCTCTTTGCCTTCGATCCGAAAACGTTTGCCGACATGTTCTACGACAAACACATCGGCTGATGCGGTTAACGTTATGGTACCTGTCGTGGCGCTGGCCTGAAGGGTAGATGCCTCGTCCGCGAACTTATGGTGGGGCTGGTAAAGGACTGTGTCTTTTTCATAGTAAACCCAATCCGAAATCGACCATGCACCCAACTTATCGCGGGTGAGTTTTTTAGGCGGCACATCGGGATGTGTAACAAATAACGTATCCGCACTCTGCACCCAATTGATGTTTTTGATTTGGGCCAAAGTCCACGGTGCCGGGGTGATCGTCGTCAATTTAGCACCATCTTGAAACACATCTACTGCAGCCTCTCGAAACACCAGCAAATAAACCTGTGCGGTGTTGAATTCGAACGACACCAGGCGTGCGTCGCCCGGTGTCGTGTCGACATAGCGCAGCCCTGTGCGGCGATAAACCCCACCCGTTGGCATAACGAAGATGTTGGTGAGATTTCCGGCGCCGTTGTCGTAAGCGGTCAGATCACCTCGACCGGCCAACTCCATCGACACCTCGCCTGCCGTGAAGCTGGTTTTGAAGGTATTGATCCGGGCCATCAGTAGCGCACTCCGACCAGGGTGTAGTCCTCAAACGCCTGCGGGCTTTCTTGCATGGCATCAATCATTTTGGCGCGCTTGAATTCCGTTTCCGCGACCTTCAGCAACGCTTCGGATCGGCTGGTGCTGTCGGTCAAGGGAATGCAGAATTCCGCAGACAACCGCGCGATCAAGGTTTGATCGAAGAACGGTGGAAACTCACTTTCCAGCGGTCGGAAGATATACGTCAACACCACTTCGGACGCATTGGTGTGCAAACGCCGCTGATGGATTCGGTAATCCAGACCGCGCCCACGGCCCGCCCCCGCCGAAAGTGCGCGCAGAAAATCCGTAGGCAACTGATACGCATAATCATAATCGGCAACCGGCGGCGCTTCCAACTGCGGCAGCGTCACCTGCGCGGTGGCGAAACTCCACGGGTTGGACGACAACAACGCATCACGCACCGGCTCATACAAATTGCCCGCGACTTCAGCCTCCGCCGTACCCTCGTCGAACGAGGTGATCGACCGACACCCGGTCTTCAACAGCGCGCGCGAACACAGCGCGATGGAACTCAATGCCATAACGTTCTCCTTTGATTTAAATTTTTGCTTGTTCACTTTAGGCACATAAAAAAATGGGCCCTCGTGAGAGAGCCCGCTGGCTGGGTAGTTAATAAACCCAATTGCTTGAGTTTATTCCTTAACCTCGAAAATGATTTTGCCATCCCGGTTGACCATCCAGGGCATTAGCAGAGGAGGAGGCCAAGAAAAGTGCCATTACGGCACCAACTACCCCGCACATCCGCGACCAACAACTTAGCCGTATCGTTTTACTTACGGACTGAGAAGCATATTCACAGGTGCTAGAGATCATTTTGCTTACCGGTGGAAAGTACGGTTGTTCAGACAGTGGATACGCTACGATCTAAGTGACCCATAATTGCATCACCACCGATCATTGTCATCTTCGCTTTTAGTTAATGGGTTATAACTCGGTGATAGGAAATTTCGTTTCTGGCGTCTGCCATTCATTTCCATGAGAGTTCCCGTGGCTCCTATTGCGCCCCCCAGTGCATCTTTTCTTGTATTGGCAACACCCTGCAGGGTCTGCCCTCCCTTAATTTGTCCTTCAAATCCGATGGCATCGCCTAGCGCTCGCCAGCTTCCTTTCGTGCCAAAAGTGTTGTTATAACTCGCACCTAAATTATTACCATTATGTTTACACCCCATTCGGGCGCCTCGTAATGGCCGAGCGCCTTGAGCACGGATTTTATCTTCACAACGTCAAGCGGTGCGGCGCTGGTATTCACCGCCAAGGTCTTTGAGCATTTGGCGATGGGGTGGGCAAGCATAAGAAACCTCCTGCATACGAAATAAAATAACGCAGACGGATAAAGGGGGCGCGCCCTTTGATGGACGCGTCCCCTTCCCGCTTGATGCCGATTAGTCCAAATCGGTCGTACCGACGGCAGTCATATCAGCGACGTCGACCACGCCGAGGGCGTTGGCGTTGACCAGGTAGAACCCGGACGACGGCACGCCATCGGTGTCGGTGTTGGCGATGATGATATCGCCAACCCGCAACATGTCTGATGCGGCATTGAAATAGCCCGTGGTGTCCACGTCGATGGCCAGATCAATGGTGGTGAAATGCCACAGCGTGAAGCCGTTGGCGTAAGCGAGAACGCTCAGGTCTTTGGATGCATAAGCCATTCGGTCAGCTCCTTTAAACTTCGAGGCAGCGCATGGACACGACACCGGACGTGTCGATCAGGCCCGCGCCCTGGCTCATGGAGTTATTGACGAAATGCGCGGCGCGATCGCCGTGCCAGGTGATATCGGTTTTCACGTCCGCGCCGACACCGTGGCCGATGGCGGATTTGTGATACCAGTAGCAATAGCGGATGTTGCCCGCATCCTTAGTAAGACCGGAATGCGGGGTCCACAACGCACCCAGCCAACGTTTGGCCTGGGTGCCTTTCCACGGCAGTTCGTCGTCACCGATGTATTGGCTGTCGGCGAATTCCTGAATGCCCAACAGATCCGACCATTGTTTCCAGCCGACCACGGCGAAGCGGTCGCCATCGTCGGGCACGTCGGCCTCGCCGAGCATTTCAAACCCGGCCAGAACCTTAGCCTTGGTCAAGCCATCCACGCCGGTACCGGCGAAGTTGGTGGACTTGTCCATTTCGGAAATGATCAGCTCGTCGGTTTTGCGACCCAATGCATAAGCACCGGCGCGCGCCACCACTTGCTGTTCGTTGATGTTGGTTTTCAGTTCGTCCAACTGATCGACCCAATCGCCGGCGTAGTAATCATACAAGCTGATTTCCACCGGGGTGTGATCGACGTTCATCACCGGCACCTTGCCGTGGCGGGCCTTGGTCGAGGCCGTGCCCTTGCCGACTTTCTGGAAAGTCGTGGTGGACCCGATGATGCTGTCCTTGGTGCGCACGGTGTTGCGCAACTTGGATCCCATCTGCTGATACTGCAAATGGACTTCCGCCTGAAAATGGCGGACGAATGACTGTTCGACGGTCGTCGACATGTCTGTCTCCTTATAAGTTGATATGGATAAGTGCGCGCCGTTCGCGGGTTATGGCAGGCCGCCCGGAAAATGGTCCGCCGCCCGCAAACAGGCACGCAAAGCCCCACCGGGCCGCGCACGAAAAAGCCGGGCTCTCAAAGAGAGCCCGGCCCAAAGCGTGCCCGGTTATCCGCCGGGGTGAATAGTGGACTTTGGATTAAGTCACAAATGTATCCTTTTCCAGCCGCCCCATTAGGACGACGTGTATAATGTCACGTTCACCGCGCCAATCACGCCAAGCGTCCCGCTGGCCGCAAGTTCTGCGCTAACCGCATTGCCAGGTGTGCATTTCAATGGCGCATCGGCAAAGTTCAAATCAATCCCATTGTGAACGTACCAGCGCCCGATTTCCGTGGCGCCATCCTTTAGAACCAAAAGCGCACCCCCCACCGGGGCCGAAAACCCACCGGACAGGCTTGTGATGTAGTGATGCTTTCCGCTGACAGCACTATGCGTTGCCGTCACCAGGGCGTTGTCGGCGTTCGCGGTTGCGATTGCACCTTCCGGCCGTTTCGCACTGTAATCGTCATTGATGTTGGTCATGGTTTAACTCCTGTTGAATGGAAATGATGCCCGCACCCCCTGCCAAGTCGGCATGAAAAAACCGAGCTCTCAACGAGAGCCCGGCCTAAAACACGCGGTTGACCGCATGGGGCGGAAAGGGGGTGGTTTGAAAATTACCTAATGAATGACGCCCCGACGGCTCTTGCACCGCCGGGGCAACGACTATACGCTCGCGTTATGATGGATGCTTTACGCAACTTATTAACGTCCTTTATCTTCGCCTTGCTCCTGAGCCCTGCCACGCTTACGAACGAAGCTCAGGATAACCAGAGTTACGGTCACGCTATGATTAATCTGCTTCGCAATAGTCTGTTTATTCTTACTGTGTTTCTGATGCCGTGTGCTGCCATGGCGGCGGACACGAGAAGCGAGTTGGAAACAGGCCTCGCCGCACTTAAATCCAAAGATTTCCCAGAAGCCATACGCAACCTTTTACCCTTGGCCGTCGAAGGTAACGCCGAAGCGCAATTTCAAATTGGTTTGATGTATTATAAAGGTGATGGGCTTCCCAAAGACCGATGCGTCGCGGTGTCCTGGCTAGAGAAAGCCGCTCGTCAAGCCCATGCGAGAGCTGCGATGTTCATGGCGTTCTATTTCTCTCTTGGAGGACCCGTTAAGCGAGATGATGAACTGGCTTACAGATGGGCATCTCTTGCCCATAAGCTTGGTCATGCGCAAGGGGAAAGCCAGATGTTCGTTTTCGGCCACGACCTACCCCAAGACAAAAAAGATGCCATCGACCAGGACATGAAAGCTTGGGACCCCGCCCAACTCCCTCAGACCGAATACTTCTTTATCGATGAAAGTGCCCTGCAGCCTTTGGACTATTACCAGGAATTCATCAAGCGAACCGGCCTAGGCCCCTGTCGATAATACAACCCCATCAGTTGGATGGATAGGCGAGCATGTGCTCGATCTTTTTATTGACCACTTCAATCCGGCGTGTCAGCCCAAGGAGGTTGAGAGAGGTGCTCATTAAGGTTCCAGGCCCCAGATTCGCTAGGTTTTTTACGAATTCTCCCGTTGACGCGCCTTTCAACACCGACAAAGTGTTTTTGTTGTCTTCAAGTGTGTCTTTCAACTCCTGCTCGCTCATGGACCAGAGTTCTTTCTCGGCCTGACCAATAGATACGGCAATGTTTCCGCGGACTCCCTTTGCACCAAACTCAGGGTATTTTCCTGCTAACTCATTGATGGTTATCATTGTATTGTATTTTTCCAAGGGCGTTTGATAATGGTATGTTTTCGCCTGTATTAGCCCCATCGTCGCTTTGGGGTCGGCCTTGGCTTTCTCGGACAGCACCACACCCCAACGCATGGCAAGTTTTTCCACATCGCTGGCCTTGAGATAAGGCCGTTCTTGGGGAATTGGCCGGGCCGGGGGGCGCCCTTCGCTTGCGCCAACTCCTTCATTCGTTCCACGCCACGTTGCGTGCGCTTGCGGGCCTTGTCGATGGCCGCCATGCGCTGGCGGTTTTCTTTCTCGGGGTCTGGTATCGTTACGTCAGGAACGTCGACTAGGTCCTCGTCTTCGCTCCAATACATATAATTAAGTGCGCGCCGTTCGCGGGTTATGGCAGGCCGCCCGGATAATGGTCCACCGCCCGTAAACAGGCACGCAAAGCCCCACCGGGCCGCGCACGAAAAAGCCGGGCTCTCAAAAACGAGAGCCCGGCCCAAAGCGTGCCCGGTTATCCGGCATGGGACGAAAAAGGGGTGGTTAGAAAATCACCTAAAGAATTAAAGGACGCTTGTATCCAGTTTATGTCGAGGCTACGCTCTCGCCATGATTGTTCGCTATCACATGCTCCTATCTCTTCTGACGCTGCTCCTTTTCGTTTCAAGCCCAACGGTATCTTGGGCCAAGGACGCCGCGATAGGTAGTGGTGCATGGTGGGAAGGGCACTACAGCAAGATATACCGCACCGATGAGTGTAAGGGTATTAAAACAGCCCTGGATGAAGCCAGGGCTTTCGATAAACTCACCGCATTTACGACTGCACACTCACTTTTGGCTTGGCTTTATTGGCAAGGCCCATGCTTTAACAAAGACATCTCTTATGCTGAACACTTGCTCGTCCATGTCGCGGAGCGTGGAAATTTCGGTGCCGCCATTTATTTGGCGCAGATGTACTTTCTGGAGCAAGGCGAAGACGCACCATTGGCCAAAGACTGGGCACAACGGGTAAAATACGCCCTCCCACCTCGTTCGCCCACAAACTGGAGGGAAACCATCTTCGCTCCCCTTGCAGAGCATTTCAGGCAAAAGGATCAAGTTCTCTCCCCCCACCTAGAACAGGCTTTCGCATGGCATGAGAACATCCAACGCGGTGATCCGAATACCCTTTATGAGATTGCCATGAACTTGCTAGACGATCGCACACTACCGGAAGCCAAGATCGACGCCTGTCGATGGCTGTATGAGGCGCAACGCAAAGGACACGCCCAAGCCAGATATCGATTGGCGCGACAACTGGTTTTTGGTGAAGGAGTAAGGCCGAACCTTGATAGTGCAATTCTCAAACTACATAAGTCCGTCAATCAAGACCAAAACATCGATGCTTATATTTTGGTGTCCCAATTGTTGGTAAAGGGAGATATTTTTGAAAGAAATATCCGTTTTGCCTATGTTGCGTTACTCAGGGCCCAAGCTGTGGGAGGCGATGTCAAAGCGCATATGGCCCGACTTCGCCCCCAGCTCTCGGCTAGAGATATTGAGTATGCTGAGGCGTATGCGAAGGACGGAAAACGGTCTCTTTACTTCCTTAAGTCTTCAGCCCAATCCGCCGCTTCTAGACCGGCAATTTATTCCATCTGCTCTAGCTCGTCATAGTAGCTCAGTAATTTTTCAATTTCTTTTTTCTCATAATTCTCCATCCAAGTGAGACTGCGGCTTATGCTTTCAATCTCATCTCTTTTCTCACTCAACATCGAACCTGCATCATAGACTTTGCCGGCAGAGGTGAGAGCAGCTGTCCCCCCCTCTATCACAGCACCACTCGCCCCCCCCCTAATGGCACCAGTAACAACACCTGCACCAGTCTTAACGCCAGCCTCGACCAAAGCACCTCCGTAGTAAGCATCTTCCAGAGGATGTGCAGCGGCAATAGCCTTCTCCAAATCATTTTGAATTTTTGCACGTTGCTGTTTAACAGACTGAACCTCCAGTATTTGATTGCTAATATTTCTTCTCATCTCAGTTTTCCTCTTATTAACATCAGCACCGAGGTTGGCATCTCTCCATTTCGCAAATGAATCTAGGTTAACAAGTGTGCCCGTATTGACAGGTCCGCTCGGGGCCTTGGAAGTTTTTTGCGTCGCAGGCTGTTTTTCCACATTCATGACCTTCTCGGGGGTTCGTCCCAGCAAGCCGTCTTGCGGTGGCGTCGTCGCTAACGCTTTGCCGGCGATCAGTTCGTTGGCCCAGTTGTCGGTGAACGTAAGGCCGTTCTTGGGGAATTGGCCGGGCCGGGGGGCGCCCTTCGCTTGCGCCAACTCCTTCATTCGTTCCACGCCACGTTGCGTGCGCTGGCGGGCCTTGTCGATGGCCGCCATGCGCTGGCGGTTTTCTTTTTGGGGGTCTGGTATCGTTAAGTCAGGAACGTCGACTAGGTCCTCGTCTTCGCTCCAATACATATAATTATCCTTTGGGTGTGTTAACGCTCCTGGGTTACCGATGTTCTGTCGTCTAGCACCTGTGGTGGAAGGTGACGCATTGCGTGTCGCTTGAGCATTAATCCCTGCGTTATGAAGTTCGGATGGACTATAACTTCCCCCTCCCGGTCCATATTGCCCCCCGCGCAACCAAGGAGCCTTGCGATCAGCATCTTTGGGGAAATAACCATATTTGTCAGCCATCGCATTGGCATTGCGCACATCGTACGCACTGTGGTGGCTGGTCACGTTTCCGCTAAAGATACTCCCCAGGTCTTCCGCCATATTTCCAAAAAAGCCCGCAAGACTGAGGCCGCCCTTTTTCTGGCCGCCATCTGTCTTCGGCGCGGGATTGGGTTTGTCGTCTTTCGGCGCATTGGGATCGGCAGCGGGGGCTGTTTGGGGGACAGAAACGTCATCACCCAACAAGTCTGGGGCCCAATCTTGGGCGTCTTCGTCATCGTCTGGCGTGGTATCTAGAAAACCCCTATTCCCGGCAAGTGTGCCTTCCTTTGCCGAAGCGCGACGCGCTCGATCCTGGGACTTGTCTTGATCGTCTGCCCCCCGTCCTAAATCGTCCCCGTCATTGTTGGAATCATTTTGTGGCGGGTCGCCATTATCCGTCGTGTCATTCCCCGCAGTATTATCAGAAGTATTCTGATCCTGCCCATCACCACCTCTATCGTTGTCCCGATCTGGACCTGAGTTTTTACCATAGTCGCCAACGCCTGCAGCTTCGGATTCATAATCGTGCCAGAATTCCAACAACCCCGTCCGTGGATTGATCGTTGCGCCGTCGGTGACGTTGTGCAGCAGTGCCGCTTCTTCGCGGGTGATGTGAGCGAGCAGTTCATCGCCGCCTCGGCCCATCGCTTGCAAGGCTTGGGCGGTGTTTTGCAGGGCGGTGGTTGCGTGGCGTGGGGAGAGGGCATGGCTTAATGCAGCCTCGGTCTCGCCATCCGGTTTGATCGCACCATCGACTTTAAGGCCTTGGGATTTTTGAAAGTGCTTGATGGCGGCGAACAGGGCCGCGTCAGGAAATTGCGACACACCCCATTCGGGGGCCTCGTAATGCCCGAGCGCGCCAAGCACGGATTTCATTTTGACGACATCCAACGGGGCTGCGCTCGCATTGGATGCCAGGGTTTTCGAGCACTTGGCGATGGGGTGGGGACGCATGGCATTCTCCTTTGCAAAGCGACGCTTCCAGCGCTGATTTGCGTTTACGGTAAAAGGCAATATCGAAGGAAATGAGTTGATGATGTGCTGTAAAAAAGACCGCGGACGACCGTTTTCGGTCGTCCGCGGTCCAAGGGACGGGAGCTGCGGATCGAACGCGCTCACCGCCGTTCGGCGCGGTGGCAAGGGGAGGGAGCCACGCCACGCCGATCTTATTGCGGCAGCCTAAGCGTCTGGATGCTTAACCTTCCGGATACAGGGTGCGGAAGCCCTCGCGCACCTGCGCCACGAAAGCGGGGTCGCGATCTTTCCAGTAGCGCGGGTCTTTCATCATGCGCTTGATGTCCATCTCGGAACCTCCGGTGCTGGCTTGCGCTGCGCGGGTCAGGCTGGGTTCGCGATTTTTCATCATTTCAAACATCGCGATGACGCCTTCTGCCGAAGCCACCAGGTTTTCATAGACGGTCGGGTTGAGGTTCGCCTTGCCCCACGCGCTGAGCTGCGGGCGGATCGCTTCAAACCGCTGGGTGCTGCCAAAGTGCTTGTGCAGGGTATTCACTTCACGCTCATTTTCGTACTTGGCTGCGATTTCGGCGACCATCGGCATCATGCGTTCCAACGCCAGATCGTAAACCAATTGGGCTTGTTCCTGGCTAAAGCCATTTTCAAACAAACGACGGTTCACATCGCCATCGACGTCGAGCAGATCATCGTCGATCATGATGTCGTACGCATCCGGATGCTCCGGCATGTCGATGGTGTGCCGTGCGGCGGGGGCGCTCCTTTGGCGTTCCAGTTCCTGATAAGATCGCGCCAAGGCTTCGGTGCGCACAGCGCCGTTTTCATTATCCCAGAACTTTGCTGGCAGCCACGGCGGGCAGTCGGCAACGCCAGAAACTTTGGTATCGGTATTGGGGATATTCATTGCGTGTTTCCTTTTCGAGAATGCTCATAAATGTTGGAATGGTTAGCCGCCTTCGCGGCCGCGTTGGGCAAGGCCGGTGATGTAGCTCACCAATTGGCGTTGCCCTTCGATATGGCGAAGCACCTGTGCCGGGGTGTTGGGTCCATAGGCCCTTTCCAAGGTGATGGCACGCATATGCTTGAGCACCTTTTGCCCTTCCGGGCTGCCAAAACATCGGGCGTAGGCAAGGCACAGTTCACGGTCCGGGTCTACATGGTCGCCGAGAATTTGGCCGTTGGTTCCACCATCGTTGGATATGGTTTGGGACTTGTCCCCGTCCCGTTCAAACCACGACCAGCCCTTGTCTGAGCGGCTCATGGCTTAACGCCTTTAAAGGGATTGAGCGGCGCGCCCGGTGCATGCGCTGTGTACGTTGGGGTCAGGCTTGAACGATTGAACGCCGGGGGTGTTACCGCCTGAGAAGGCTGAATGGCCGCACTCTCGGATGGCGATTGCCCCGCCAAAGTCGCCGCCAGTGCACCCAATTTCATGCCGCTTCCCCCAGGTTCGGTTACTGGCGTGGGGTTCGCCTGCATTTCTTGCTCACTGTGCAACAGGTCTTCGGGAACGCGAAAGGCCTTGGCCAGCCACCGTGCGGCGCGCGGTGCATTGATGATCTGTTCCGCACCACCGCCCAATTGCTGAACGGCCTGAAACCACGCGATTGCGCCGCTGATATCTTCTTGCGACTGACGCCGCGCCAAGGGCGACTTGTAGTCGATATCAATGGTACGTCCATCGATGGAGATGTCGGGAATTTCCCCGCGGCGACGCAACACGGCGATGCCCCGGTCGATCATCGGCGTTAGCAATTCGGACTGAAGGCGTCCGTACGTCGCCCCCAAAATACGTGCCATTTCTGCGGACCGTTCCAGCACCTCCGTGGCGCTCATTTTCGGCCCTGAAATTTGCCCCAACTTGTCGGCCAACAGCGCCGAGCGAATGCTCGCGCGCAGGCTTTCCAGAACCAGGCCCGATATATCGAACCGCCCGGGTGCACTTAATGGCGTAAGTCCCTGCGAACCGACAGCCTTGGGGATAATCGCACCCGGCACCAACTTGATGTTGGCCGGGTTGAGCACCCCATCATCGTCCGCCTGCCAAATACCCGTCACCGCGATGGAGGCATTTTTCAACACCAACTCGACAACTTTGTTGGCGGTCTTGATATCGGGAAGCGCCTTCATCACCGGTGAACGTCCATATATTTCCCCCGGTGCCTTCAACCAGCGAAAATTGATAAACGGCGATTTTTCAAACCGCCCTTCCGACAACACTTGGGCATCACTCACCAAGCCCGGTCCCGGTTCTGCTACGGCCATGTAGCGGTAGCCCCGTTCGTTCGGGAACACCGCTTCTATGACGCCGATACGGGCCTCGTCACCATCGCTCATTGGTGCTGTATCCTCACCCATATTCGGGGCGTCCGGATAGCGTTGCTTGAGTTCACGCCGGGATAATTCCATGCGCCGCATGGTGCCGTCCAAGCGACCGCCTGCGTCATTTTCAAACACCACATCAAACAGCGGCACCGCCGTGAAACGAAAAGCGGAATTTTCGCCGATCGGATTTTCTTCCAACATCAAGCAAGCCGTGCCCACCGTCACCAGATCGAGAAAGCATTGGTGAATTTCAATGGCAAAATTGGACCGGTCTATGTGCGACTGTAAAATTGCCGAGACCTTTTCCAATTTGGGCGCCAGCACCTCGCGGTCTGCATCGCCGACATCGGTGCCTGGCATTAAGCCAACCCACCGCGCCCACGGCGGCGTTAAATTAGACAGTAAGCTCGCGGCCAACTGGTCAACCGCATCCGGTGCGGTGGCGTCGAACAGTTTGTCGCCACCCTTGCCCCCGGCTTGCTGGCCCGGATTGCGCTGTGGCAATGTGAAGTCATAACAATCACGCCAATGCGCTTCCCAAGTGCGCCGACGGTCCTTGGCACGCTGATAGCTTTGAATGACCGATTGCGGTGTGAGGTCCGTCATGGTCATTCTCCCAACAGGGTTTTCTTTTGGGGCGCGTTTGCGCTTTTTTGCACCAGCCCACGTTCCGAGGTTCGGATCGTGCCGCTGCGACCGCGCCGACGACGCTCCAACGCTTCCATGCGCTGCTGGGTTTCATCTACAGCCACCGGACTGGCAACCGGAGTTGGCGCGGCGGGGGCTGCAGGAGCCTGAGGGGTACTGACTACTCCACCCATAATCTCGCTCTCCTATTTGTGAGGGTTCAGAAAACAAAAAAGCCCAAGGCTTTCGCCCCGGGCTGGTTATGGACACACTGGTGCCTTTCGTTACTAAGATTTATATCCTATTGATCTGCGCATGTCAAGGAATTAATGCTTTTATTTTGATTTTTGAGATGACGGTATAGCTGCCAAGGCGTGAATACCCCTGACGCACGAACACCCAGAACCCTTTTCACTGCCTCAACACAGCTATATGGTGCCCACATCAAAGGCTTAGGTTGCAGGGGATTAACCGTTGTGGCGGTCACCTCATAGCCATGCTGAGCAAGCCAAGCGCGAACGACATCTTCGTGCTCCGGCGGCCAGATATCCACTTCAGTGCCATTGGACAGGGGATTGTACACCACCCACGCGCCCACACTTTCTAGCAAAACAAAACAGTGTCTATAGCCGGGTTTCAACAGCCGCAGCCACTTGAGATCTGCCTCGCCACTGAACGCCACCAAGGCCCGGCGGGCAGACATTTTGGCCTCATCCGCACTCAGAATAGGGCGTGCCATGGCGAATAATTCCCTTTGATTTCAATTCAGTGCTTAGGCGGTCCAGTGCATCATCCCACATCAGAAATGCGCGTTCTTCTTCGACCACACGGGCATCTGGCGGCGATTCTCGCCAGCCATATTCGGCTAAGGTTTTGAGCTGTTCCCCGCTGATCGCACCCCGGGCATAAATCCGCATAACAGCCCGATAGATATCATCCGGCTCACACGGGCGCGTTTGGTTTGAAACCGACTGACTTAACTTCGCCCCTTCGCGGCGCGCACGCTCAGAACGGACGAACCAGAACCAGGCTTCCTCCGCATCTGAGAACTCTATCGCAATTTTGTAGGGCATGGGCTTTCGGACATAACGGGTTTTCTTCAT